GAACTGAGTGAGCGGGTCTTTGTTGTCGCCACGAACCGTACGGATGTAGTGTTCGTTGTGACGGGCGTGGATGCCACTAGCGGCGTCTACGAGTTGCGACACAGTGCCCGACGGCTTTACACAAGTGATAGCAGCGGAAGGAGGGATTCCAAGCATCTGGGCAAACTTGCGATTGGTATCGACGGCGACTTGCTTCATCTCTTCGAGCCAGCGAGGGGAATCGACGGTTTTGGATAAAATCGAGTGGTCCATAATACCAGTCAAGGAAACGCCCAATAAGCGTTCTTCTTCTGTGTTGTCTCGCCATACTTTCCTCAGATACTTAAAGTCAGTCAGTGTGGACTGCAGGGTGCCCAAGATAGTTGCAAGACGTACCTTGCGCTTCAGGGACTCTAGCGTGTCGTTCTCACGCACGACCACCTCTGACAGGTTGCAAAACTGGTAGGGACGCAGGATGATCTCAGAGCAGGGATTGGTGCCCCACATGTGGCCCTGTTCACGGCGTCCGTTGCGGCCTACTTGCACGTCTGCGGCCTCGCGATTAAAGATGCCTCGCTCACCAGACTTGGAGTCGTACAGAGCCAGCCACTCGCGCATGAACGTACCCATCTCTGGCTTGCCTTTGTAGGCAACAGAGTTGTTAGCCAGCGCACGTTGGCCCTCGTTCTCCCACCACGCACCAGACTTGGCATGTGCCATCTGATCGTCGTTGAGGTTCGACAGGGAGATCAGAGCCGAGCGACGTACACCGCCGACCACAACGATCTCACCGATCTTGCACATCAAGTCGTGGCACTCAATCGGAAACAACTTGCGTCCCTGTGCCTTGCGAAACAGCGCAACGGTGAAGTGAAACAGATCATCAAGGGGGCCGGGACCGGATGCACGACCACCCATAGTCTTGAGTCGCTCACCGGCTGCACGTACACCCGACAAGTCCCACATGGGAACTTGCCCTGCATAGAGCAGCGCAATCAATTCACGCAACGACTTGGCCCACCCCGGCTTAGAGTCACCCACCTTGATTATGGTATCTGTGTTGTGCATACTGTCACTAATCACAGGCAGCTTGTCCACGTTCTCACGCTCGACAGAGAAGCCCACGCCTGTGCCGCACATCAAGATGTACATGCACTCGTCAAACGAACGGGGGCTGTCCACCGGAATGTAGCTACAGTTGTAGCCACAGATGTTGTCCCGCTCCAGAGCCGGACCCGCAGTCATCATACCTCGCATAGAAGGCATAATCTCTTGGCCAATAATTGCTTGCTCAATGTCGAACAGATCGTTATCCGAGATGTCGAAGTCATGTTTGCTTTTGACGTGGCTACGCATGAAGTTTGTATAGCGATAAACGGTCTCGTCCCAGTTCTCACGACGTTGCTCGGAGTCGAGCCAACGGGCGTAACGGGACTTGTGAATGAATTGTTGATAGGGTGTGGGCAGCATGTTATCCACGGTTTCTCTCCTCAATAAGTTTTTCTAAGTACCACTGTGCCTTTTTCAAGTCCTCGACACCATTCTTGTAGCGATACCGCCACAGGTACTTTATTATGTTGCCTTGCAGGTAGTATTCGTATCCGTCGCTCGTAGCGGCACGGATAGCATCTATGCACTCAATCCCTGCTTGATTGTAATGCGGTGGCGAATTCACCATGTCAGGCTTGTTCGCATAAAATGTGTCGAGCAGTTCTTCTTCTTTGGCCGTCCACTCTTCTCTTTTCATCTTCATGTATGCCTCGTGTCTCATCGAATCTGGACTGATCATCTGTCGTCGCCGTCACCCTGCAGCTTGCCCATAGCCTTACGTGCCTGAAGTTTGTACACGTTCATCTCTGCAATCTGCTGCAGAGAGTAGCCTAGATCATCTGCAAGGGTAGCGCAATACCAGAGGACATCCCCGATCTCTTTCGCAATCTGATGCCGGTACTCTGCATCATCTCGCCCGTCACGAATTATCTTCTTTACTTTGTCGGCTACTTCGCCAGCTTCACCAGCAAGGCCGAGAGCCGGGTAGGTAATCTTCATACGCTCTGGATAGATGGCAAAGCCCCGTGCCTTCATCTGATAGTTGTTCAGGTTCCAGTTCTCTTTGATCATTGCGTCTTACCAAAATTTATTTTCACGATGTTAGTATCAGGGTCATGCTGGACATCCACGCCGTTCTCTGTCTCCTCGACCATAGCCGCCTTTGTGGCCTCAAAGGAGAGTCGAGCCAGACCGGCTTGCATCACTCGCTCGAAATCTGACTCCATCAACTCGACAAGACCCGACAGGATCACAGTGCCAGCGGGGATGTACTCGTCATCCTCGTCCTCTTCTGTGGTATCGTAAGCGGTCATAGACACGTGTTCGTCGTCCTCGCCCTGCTTGAAGATCAGGTACCACCTCTCCGGAAGAAGGCTGGCTCGTTCTAGCGTAGTCTGCATTTCCTTATCGTCCATTCTTGTACCACTCCTCTGGCATAGTTCCTTCCGCCCACTCAAAGCCGTGGCGATCAGCCCATGCACCGTACGTCGTTTTCGATCCCTTGTAAATCTTGTTCCGAGCGTTCTGGAAAAGAATCCGAATGTCGAGGTCAGGATTCTGCTCTTTGACCAGCAGCATCTTCACACGATCATTCTTGTCGAACTTGCCCTTCGCTTCCACAAACACCTCTGTGTCAGGGAAGTAGAAGTCCGGAGTGTAGGTACGCGGCTTCGGAATGAAGGTGACCTTACGCTTCTCGTACTCAAAGATCACACCACGTTGACGTAGCGACTTGGCTATGTTCAACTCAAAGTGCGACCTGTATCCGCCCATGCCTCTCATAGCACCATTCCTATTGAGTCCATTCTTTTTTTCAGATATCCTGCCAGTTTTGGGGATAGTCTTTGTATACTGTCTAGTTCTCTTGATAGTGGCGATATCGGCACACAAACGTTTGCTCCGTTGTAGGATAGTCGGCTGATGTTTTGCAACTCGACTTCGACTTGCTTGATGTCACGCACCTCTGTGTCTGCAGACAAGAAGCCCATGTCAGGCGAGTAGTTCTCGCGCAACGTAAGCGGCAACCCTCGCTCGTTCTGACGAAGGTATGCCACCTTGCGTTCCCCACCGGCTTGCAAAACAGATTCGACAAAGACGTGACGGAGTTCCTTGTTCATCTCCATCAGGTCAATGTCGTAGTCACGTACAAAGATGTAAGGCATCACAGTTCCTTTTTCTTGAGGCGACTGTACCAGACCTTTGGCTTGTTCTTTGCGCGGGATGTCACCTTGTCATGGTAGACAGCGTTGGGCCAGCAGTGATGTTTGAACCCACACATACCGCATTGTTTTGCAAGGATTTTATTGCCCGTGCGGACATCCTCCCCGTCCTTGCGAAACGTCTCGAACTCGTCCTTGAAGTCTACTGTCGGCTTTTTGGCAGGGTCTGTCAAGATT